CGATTACGATCAGTCAAATCTCTTTCAACAATCAAATTCTCAATAAAATCATCCAAATTCTCTATATATCCCTTATCTCGAAGTGCTGTAAACAAAGCTATAATCTCCTGTTTAACAATACTAGGAGTTGCCACATAAGAACCAGGTTGAACAGGAAAACCATCATCCGCTAACTTAAATCGAGGAGATAAAAACCTAGTAGACATTCGAGTTAACCATTGATCTCTAATCTCACCCAAAGTTGCCATAGTAGTAACATCCAAGTAAGTAGGATCTATAACATCAAGAGCATTCTTTTGATAAGTAGTAATACATCTATCAATCAACACACTACCACCACTGTCAACACGATAAGTCGCTATTCCATCATATAATAAAACATCCCGTTCAGCTCTTGTAAATCTATTTTCAGCAGGAGGAGGTAAAATTCCTTTTAATTTCAAAAAATGCAAAGGTCTAGCTGGATCTTGGTTTAAATTAAAAGCCGCCTTAGCTCCTAAAGCTGCTGCCCACTCAATCGGATCAGAAGGACTATCATAAGCTGCCATAATCGTATTAAATTCACAATTCCTAGCATTACCCATTGTAGTTGCACTTGCTAAACTAGAAACACGAGCTGCCGTAAAACCATGTCCCTGTTGGCCTATTAAAGGTCCAAAACGATCTTCTAATTCATCTTCAATCTCAGTTAAATTTGCGGTCGTTGTGTACGGTTGAATTATGTAATTGAATCGTTCATTATCAATAATCGCCCAAGCATCTCCCAAATCAGGTTCTGTAGTTCCTCCATTCATTATTGAAATTGTTGGAGCTGTTGAAAATACTGCATCAGGTCTTGATTGTCCTGTATAATAATTAGCTCGTATATTTATATAATTTCCCTCTGTTCCTGAAGCTATCGCACAAATAGACAAACGACCCGCAGAAGCTGCTGTCTGAGCTGCTTCAACAGGAGCCTGAGAATTTGCATTAATCAAATCTTCAGCAGCCGACACTATAGTAGAAACTGTGTCTCCTGAATTTATTGTTACTTGATATTCAGAACCATTGATCATTAAATAATAAGTTCCAGTACCAGAAACCGGAGAATCTCTTACAGCTAATGAAAAATCTACAGCACCAGAAGCTTTTACCCCAGCCCCAATACTAAGAGCCATTGCATACAACTCTGTATTAGGATTATTATCTTTAAAAACATTACACATTCTGGCCAACACCGAACCAGAACCAAAGTAACCATCTGCTAAATTATCTGAACTAATTGCTACAAGAGTTTCTGCTGCAATTGTTCCCTCGGACAGTCTTGTTCCTAAAATTAAAACTTTATGTGGATTTGCTGCTAATCCTTGTAAAGCCCTAGACCCATCTATCTCCGCATGGGCTCCAGGTGTTCTAACTGTATCAGGTATACCCGAAAATGAAATTGACATTATTTATTTCCTCCCTTTTTACTTTTTTTATCTTCAGCTTTCTCTATTTTAGATTTCGCTGGAGGATTTCCTATCATTACCTCTCCCCACTTAACTCTCCGTCTCCAATATCGACCTTCAGGACCTATCCAAGGTTTCAAAACCCCTACTACAGGTAACGGAGCTTTGGTTCGAGGATCTCTAACTAAAAGATTTTCTACTGGAATTAACCATTTTTCTTTTGCACTATTCATAAATTATAAATTCCTCCTTTCTCTATCCTGTATAAACATCAAACCCATTACTAAATCCAGAACTAAAACCCCCTGCATCTGGATCTTCTGTTAAATCTACAGTTGATGTCATATGCACTATATCAGTACTTACTGGTAAATAATGACTGACAGGTACATTGGCATTTGGTGTCATTATCCATTGACCATAGATAGTATCAAAGTTCTCTAAATCATCCATATCAACACCATCATCATTATCAATTCTAAACCCAACAACAAATTCAAACTGATACCATAAATAAGCTCTATTAATATCAATAACACGTCCTCCAACATAAGAAACAAGATCTTCCATATCATCCATCTTCCATCCAAGCACAGCCTTCCAAATTTCTGCTCTAACAGTATGTAATCTATCATAAGCATCTATACCAGTTTTATCTGTTTGAGTTCCATCATTCTTAAGAGCTACTATTACTCCAAATTTTTCCATCACTTTTTGACTTATACCATTATCCAATTTATTAGGATTAGCTCCTTCTGATAATTGAATTACAAATGCCATCTCAGCTTGTAATGTATTCTCTAATGCCAAAGCCAATTCCGCAGCTCCTCCAACACGATCATCGAATGCTGTGTCTCCATCTCTTATTTTTAATACTATTTGTCCAAGTCTCATTTCGCTGACTTTATAATTGCTTGCATTATTTTACTTTCAATCACTTTTCCTTGTTTTTCTAAAGCAGGCCAAGCAAAAGGTCTTGGTAAAAGTTGTTGTTTAGATAAAGCTTGTAAATTACTCCAATCAGTTTTTCCCTTTGGTTCTTCCAAAAACACAGGATAAGGAGGATTATTTATTATCGAACCCACCTCAACTTCCATTTCATTCTCTCTAACATCAGGAATAATACTAGCTATTAAATTTTCCATATCTGGTCTAGGTGGATAGCCTGGTGCTGAAGCCGTATGTATTATTGCTGAATTCGCCTTACTAGGATACTTTCTACCAATCGGAGGAGAACTTTTCATAGATTCTATCATTTCATTTCGGGTTTCCATTGCCCCCTCCACAAGAATACCAAAAATATTTTTCTTTAATCGAGAAGAAATTTTTCCAAGTTTAATTGCTATTTTCTTATGGTCTTTTACATCAACAGATATCTTTAACATAATTATGCAGTATAACCAGAACCCTGCTCCTCCATTTCCTTAGCTAAAATTATATAATAATTTTTATTTTCAAACATATCTCCTATTGTAAGCATTCTAAACAATCTTCCCTTTACAGAAGATCCTCTATGCATAAACAAAAAATAATCGGATTTTAAACTCATTAAATCTAAAATCCGATTAAATCCTGTAGAAAAGCCTGTAGAAAATCCTCTCCCTACAACATCATCCATAGCAGAGATTCTAACTACAAATGTATGAGTAGGTTTCTCCATAGTTTGAACCCCTCTAATATATTCTCCAACAGGTTTATATGGATTGATAGGTTCACAACCCATCCATACTGTATGTAATGTAGAATAAGAACGATCAAATCCTCCACTAGTTATATTAGGAGTCTGTATAGCCTTTTTAATTGCTACTCTATTCCTAAGCTTTGGAAAAATCCAACCTTTCATATTTGATAAACCCTATAACTATTCTCCAACAAAGAAACAACTTCTGAGGGGACTTCATTAGTCATTGTCCGAGTTTCATAAATAATTGATGCCCAAATTAACAAACTATCCCTAATAGCTCTAGGAACATCTGATGCTTCATCTCCATAACCTGCCACATAAATAATTCTATAACCACCATAAGTTCTGTCTGTGTTATATGGAGCACTAACACTCTGCTTTAACACCAATTGTCCTGGAAGAGCTGTCGTCCGAACATAATAATTATCACTAGAATAAGAAGTTGCAGTATCATCTTCATCTAACGTAGCTACACTTGTTACAGAAATTAAAGGAGGCATTGGAAGTTCAATAACCATACTAGGCCAATAATCCATAGTTAACGTTATTGTCTGTTCTAAGAGTGCTCTGCCCAAATATCTTTCCATTGCCTCCCGTACTGATTGAATAACTCCTTCTAAGAAATCATCCTCTTCTGTGCCATCGATTCGTGCAAATGTTTTCAACTCTGTAGTTGTTATAGGTTCAGTTGTCGGACCAGTAGTAACATCCCATTGACGATTTCCATTTTTATCTAAAGCAGGTTCTATTATCATTTCTTTCTTAATCTACGACTTTTAGGTTTCTCAAAGATTGAACTTTTCACTTTCTCATCTTTATTACTAGGAACTGTTTCAACAGCCTTATTCTCAGGAGGCTTTTCAATTGCTTTACTCATTGGAGACTCTACTTCCTGTTCAACTTCCTCCACATAAAGATTTGCCCATTTATTGTCCAAAAAAACTTTTGCCAAACCATCAGGTAAATTATAAGTTTTCCCTAAAGAATACTTATTTACATTTATTCCATTTGGACTTCCAGTTCTTGTTTCTGTCATTGTTATTGTAATCATATTATCCTCCTAAGCCAAAGCAAACTCTAATATATTTCCTTCCATTATAGCCCATTCATTAGCTCTAAGACACACCATTCTACACCATCCCGCAGCCGAAATCGCAAAGCCTGACAATAAAGTAGAAGCCCTATTAAGTATAGATATTGCTGCTCCATCATGAAAAGAAACATTACCATTTCCTACCAAATGGGCTCCATCTAAATATAAAATACAACCACTGTCACCAGCGGTTAATGTAACAGACCCATCTACTAAACCAGTTGCTCCACTAAATAAATGATATCCATAGTTGTATTTTAAAGCACTTACACTGAGAACAGCTCCAGCAGCAGCCGAAGCATAGTCAGCACGAGTTTGAAATGACAACATAAAATTTTCCATTTTATCAGCAGTAAAATCAGTGCTGTAAAACTGAAATTCACTACCAGATTCCATATCAATTTTACCACCAGACTCAACTTCTATCTGTCCACCAGAATTAACTTCAATTTCTCCACCAGATTCTACAGTCTCCTGTCCACCATCTGCTATAACTTGTTCATCACTACCTCGTAAGAGATATACTTTTGGTTGGTAATTCGTATCTGCCATAATTTAATTACCTCCCTTTTACGCTAATGGTTTTTCTGTTATATCAGCATCCATTATAGCCCACTCATTAGCTCTTATACACTGTAATCTACAATAACCTGCTGCTGAAATTTCAAAACTAGATAAAAGAGTTGATGCTCTATTAATTAATGAATAACCAGTTCCAGACATTGTAACAGATAAATTAGCATCTCCTGACATATGACGTCCATCTAAATAAAGAATACATCCACTATCAGGAGTAGGCATTGTGATAGAAGCTAAACTTAATCCTGTTGTAGCATCAAAATGATGCCACCCATATGCAGGAGCAATATTAGCTGAGTTAAAAACTGTTCCTGAAGAAATATATGTTGTTGAAGTTTGATAAGACAACATGAAATTTTCCATTTTATCACCAGTAAAATCAGTGTTATAAAATTGAAATTCACTACCAGATTCCATATCAATTTTACCACCAGACTCAACTTCAATTTGTCCTCCAGAATTAACTTCAATTTCACCACCAGATTCTACTGTTACCTGCCCTCCATCCGCTACGACTTGCTCATCACTTCCTCGTAGCATATATACTTTTGGTTGATAAGTTGCATCTGCCATAATTTAATCACCTCCCTTATGGATTAGGATCAGCAATAGGCCAATTAGCAGGTCTTGTAGCAACTGCCATCATACACATATACATTGATCCTGTATTTACAGATCCTTCCGAAACGAGCATTGCCTTAAGATAACGTCTCTTTCCTACATAACCAACAGCCCAAGTTCCTTCTCCAGATGCTACAGAAGCAGCCCCCATAGCCATTTTCATAATCTTACCTGAAGTTAATGCCACACTACCACCAAAAGAAATCTCACCACCACTATATGGAGTATAATCACTCCCAATTAAATCAGTGGATGAAACATAATCATATGAAGCTGCTGTTACAGAATCAGCGTGCATTAAAGCTATCGCCATACAAGACTGAATGCTCACAACAGTTAATGAACCAATATTAATCATAAGTGTTACTGCTTCATATCCTCGTGTATCTACTGAAAGAGAACTAAGTTCCCCCGAAATTAAACCCTCACCATAATCTTCTGCTTCAAACATCTCAAACCATTTAAAATTACTATAGTCTTCTCTAACTGCCATTTTATATTTCCTCCTTTATGTATATCTTCATTATTACTATCTTTATCATTGTCATTCTCTGTTATGCAGCTATTTTACCTATCTTGATGGCATCATAGTTAATTACATCCCCACCAACACGGGCTCTTGTATAAAATTCAACCATTGGTTTAGCTGTATAGGGATCTCTTTGAATACTTATGCCCAATCTATCAACTACCATATAAGCCTCTGACCAATCAGCCAAAGCAACTGATAAAGAATCTGAAGCAATTGTAGGCATTGTAGTAGACATTCTAACAGGAAGACTTAAAATAGTAGCTGCATCATCACTCTTAAATCCTGGTTTCCAAATATAATCACCAGCACCATTCTTAAGTAACATCGTAGCTGCCACTGAACTCCTTGCCATAAGCCAAGTACCACGATTCAGATATTCTTCAGTCAATGAATATTTAACATCGATAAAACCATTAGCAACTATTGTACTAGCTGCTCCCATATTAACTTGCTCAACAGTCCCATAAGTTGTACCACTAGAATAGGTTAAGAATCCACGAGGCTTTCCAACCCCATTACCAGTAACAAAAGCAGCAGCAGAACCTCTACCAAATCTCTTAGCCACTTTGTCAGATAACCAATTCTGAATATTAATCCCAGAATCCTCTAATAAAGTCTGAGAAGCCCTTGGTTTTGCATAGATAACATGTACTGGAATTCTCTTTTTGTTCCATGTTGGTGTAGTTGTTTCAGCTCCTGTTTCAGTTTCAGCCTCCCAACCCCAACCAGCTTGATCCCAATCAACCATCCATTCTATTGCTTGGGTAGTAATTGTTTCATGTGCTGCTAATTGTCTAATAGGATCTGTTTCATAAATCTTTGTTACAATTCTATTTGACATAGCAGGAGTTACTGTATATCCACCATCAGGATCAATACCAACTGTTAAAGATTTATATTGTTCAGGTGATAAACTTCTAGAATCACCTTTTTGCCTTAAGAAAATCTCAAAATTTTTCTTATAAGCATCATATTCCTCTTTATTAGTCTTAATATTTTCCAAATCTTTATATGTAACTCCTTCTTTGGTAGCACAAATAGCTGCTGACCTATAAAAATCAAGAATTTCTTTTTCATACTCTCTTTTTTCTTCAAGACTTCCATAGACAGGTCTTTTAAGAGCCAATTCAATCTGGTCCATTCTCTCATTAGCCTTTTTATCTATAGCATCTTGTCTTGTAACTATATCTTCAGAGATTTTAGTGACTTGCTCTTTAATATCAGCAGCCATTTTCTCATCATATTTAGTCACTAGAGATTTTAAATCTTCATGATTTTTTCTTAATTTCTCATAATTAGCCTTAGTATTTTCCCCTAAAGCCTTTATTTCTTTAGTTACCGCTTCAACTACCTCTGGCTCATTAAATTCATTTTTATTTTCATCTGCCATTTTAAATCATCCTCCTTTATTACCCATAAATTCGTCTGGACACTTCCAAACCTGCATTAACTTTTTTCAAACTGGTTAAAATAGAATCTAAATTCAACCCGCTTAATTTCCCCACATCATCTACACTCCCTGACTCCCTCAAAGATGGACGACATAATTTAACAATATATAAAGCTGCTGCCTTTGATAATCCTGACTCTCTCAAGATATCCTCCAAATCTCTTTCTGTGACAGCCTCTTCTATGGCTTTAACTCCAATAATTCTAGCTGGTTTCTTAGCTGGAAAAGTTACTGGAGAAATTTCCCATAATTCAATTTCTTTTAATGTTCTTATTCTCTTATCTTCATTCCATTCATAAACACCATCAACAATTCTTCCACCCTTAGTTCTAGGAAAATCCCATCCTATTGATAATCCTCTTAAGGCTTTTTTCTTCATTAAAGCATGAGCTTCTTTAGCTTGTTGAACCTCTAAAATAAGTTCTCCAAAAACATGTAAACCTTTTTTATCCTCTTCCATATCAGGCCATATTCCAATTGGATTATGTGATTCATGCTGCCATAACATAGCAATACCATTACCATTTCTTCCCTTTTTCTTTATGGTTTTAGTAAAGGCTCCTGGAGCAATCACATCTCCATAAGAATCTGGAGACTTATCAAATGTAGATCCATACCCTTCAAAAGTCCCTTCTTCTTTTAAACTTTCCGCCTTTATTTCAAAAGGAACGTCTAAATAATTTTGATTACTTAAATTCTCTATAGCCATCTTTTTTACTCCCCCTCTATCACAGACTCAAACTGTATTTCTGGATTTCCTTCAATTATATTATCTTTTGTATGATAAAGAACTACACACCTACAAGAAATCACATTTCCTGGACTTCCACTAGGATCACCTGGAAATTCTAAAGGCTCTCCTGTAGCCAAAAAAGGTTCATCTTGTCCAACTACTTCTTTATCTGCTATTATATGATTCCATTTATCTTTTGCATTTGATCCTCTAGTTCTTTCATCCAAAACAGCACACCATTCTCTTTCCATTTCTATTTTTGTAGATTTAGCAGCTACATCCATACTTTTAACCAGTGCTGTATGAGTTTCTGTTCGTGCAATCACCATAGCCCTTCTTGGGTTCGTTATTCCTTTTATCTTTCTTAAATCCTTTGCTATTTCTCTATAAGATTTTCCAGACATAGTTCCTTTTTCAATCACCTTCTTTATTACGTCTCTGGTAGTCTTATTAATCATAGTTATCTTTTTAGCTGTTTCACTAGAAATCCAAAGTACCATTTCTCTCCAAAACTCATCTTTCATTGTTTTTATCATTGGTACTTTCATTATGTTTTTTCTCTTATCCAAAAAATCATAAAATTTATTACTAAAATAATTTGCTGTTCTTTTATAATTAATTAAAAAAACTTTTTGTAATCGTTTGGTCTGAGTTTTAATTACATGATCAATATCAAGAATTCCTAATTCAAGTAATCTAGCACTGTCCAAATAACATCTCCCTAAAATTGGAATTATCTGTTTAACATTTTGTCTTTCCAAAATTATTGAATCTCTTATCAAATTTCTTTGATAATTTAATCTGTCTTCATTCCTCACAATATTTAACATCTTCTATTTATATATTTAATACATTTTACAAAGAAAATTAAGTCAAGCCCCAAAAGAACCCTTCATCTTTTGGCAATGTGACCTTGCACTTGATTTAGACCAAACAGATTTTTTATATCTAAATGATTGTATTTTCGACTTTCCATCCTTAATCCCAAATATATAATCTAAACATTTTCCTGATATTTTTCTGAAACAATTTTTACGAGCAAAAGAATCAAATTGTTTTGGATCCTCCAATCTACAACTGTATTCTTCCTCATAAGGTTTTAATTGAATTAATGAATCATTCTCTTTTCTTAATGCTTCTAATATTTCTTTAAGCATTTTAAACTCCTATCATCTCATTAGCTTGTTCTTCTGAATATCCTTCTTCCAATAACTTTATAATACTATTCTTGTCCTCTTCTTCAATCTCTTCTTCAACTTCTTCAACTGTTCCCATAGATAAATCTTCCAAAGGCATCATATTAGAAGGCTGTAGAATTGCATCTCCTCCTTCAACTGGTTTATAATGAACTAAAGCCCGTTTCTCATTGATCGTTAAAAAATTACTACTTTGAGCTCTTTTCCACATAACTTCTCTTTGTGGAGATAAGGCAGGAACTTCATCTGTAACAAAATCTAAATATAAACGATCTTTTTTTGAAAATAACCAATTATTAATTTCACCCCTGAAAAACTTTAAATACCAAAAAATAGGACCTTCATAAAAATGTAATCGAGCCTCCTGATAATTATTAAATTTGCTGTCACCAGGAACACCAACTAGCTGAGGAGGAACATTATAACCATTGCATGTCCTTCTAGCTATTTCCCTACCTCCTTCAATAAAATCAAGATCCATAGGAGACCATCCATAAGGCTCGGCTTTAGTTCCTTTATCACCCTCCAAAATTAAATTCTTTCCTGCACCAGAAGAACCACCATATTTATCTCTTAATGTTTTTTCCAAATGTTCAAATGCTTTTGGAGATAATTTACCAGTAACTGTAATAATCATTCCAGGACGACCTTCATTCTCCATTAATTTTTTATTCCATTCTACCTGCTCATTTCCAGTATCAATTTCCCTTGCCACTGATTCCGTTACACTTGCTCCCCACCAATCGTCTATAGGATTAAAAGTTTTAAATTGAAGAACATCACATTGTCTTGTTACCGGATCAACATACCAAGAAGTCTCTCGATTATCTACTGTATATTTAAATCCTGCTAAATGACCTTCACTTTTTAATATCTTCATCCTATCTGGTCGTAAAATATGAAATTCTTTTGGAATATCTTTATTTGGTCCTGTTATTGGACTTAATCGTTCTAAAAATGAATTCCCAGCCATTAACAAAAAAGCCTGCCATTTCAATAATAAAAACTCAAAGGACTCATCTGGATTAGGTCTTTCAATTAATTCAACTATATCATGCTCATAGATTCTTTCTGATTTCCCACTTTTCTTTTTTCTAAACAATCCCCAAGGAACTGAAGCAGTGCTTTTAGCCACTTCATCAATACAACGATAAGCAATAACATTCTTTAAATAAGTCTCTTTTGCATACTTTTCATAATCTTTTGGTGTCCACTCTGCATTATCATATCCTGAAGAAAAAGCAAAGGAAACTGCTCGCTTTCTGTTCAATAATCCTCTAATTCCACCCATTAAACCCATAAAATTATCCCCATTTCTCTATAATAAAAAAACAGGCTATGGAAGATGTGGGCTCCACATAGCCTGTTTCTCTTTATTTCCCCATATATGCCTATACAGAGATTTATGTTTACTATACCTAGTATACTTTATTCAAATGCTTTTTTCTTAACTCTACTGACCTCTTTTTTCCTTCAGGACTTAATTCAGTTGCTAAATTTGGAAAATATTTACGTAAAATATGTTCTAATCGCTTACTAACAGATATTGCTTCCATCCCATCTCGATTTAGCATGTGAGTCTCGACCGCAAGTCGATTTCGAGGATTAAAATGAACTATATGGGGAGGTTTTAAAGCTCTCATATACCTCGGAAAATATCCCGAACATCCAATACAATATGTCGAGTTCAAAACTGTTATTCTATTTTTATATTTAGGTAATCGAAATAATTTATTAATTGTTGGTTCTTCCTTCTGATCTTCATTCTGTTCTATGCTCTTAATGACATCATCTATTATATTAATCGCCGAAGATCTATAAAATACTGATCCTCCATTTAATTTCTTAACATTTGAATATGGAGAAATGCCAACTTCTCTCATCTTTGGTTCTGAAAAATAAATGTTATACCAACAATCAAGATCATGACAATGAAGTAATTCATCACATAAATTATTTTTAAAAACATATTGAGCTGCATATAACTTAGACCCTGTAAAACAACTTTTATTTAATTCTGTCTTAATGGCCTTCACACCCATAAACTCATACTCAAAATTAGTTAGAAGCAAAATATCTTTCTCCTGCCATCCTAAATTTTTTGAATTATGTATTTGACAGTTAATAAGAGGTAATACATTCTCTTTTCTATAACGCTTATTAGGCTTTGGTGGAAGATTACAAATCATACATTGCTTCATTTAACATTTTCCTTCCAAGTTATATTTCTAAGAATACTACCAATAGTGCTATGACCAACCCCATACTCTTCTCCTAATCTTCTATGGGTATAATCTCCAGTTTTATATTTCTTTCTAATTTCTCTTGCTCTTTCCATACTTAATTTTACATTCGACTGTTTTCTATTATTTGTTATACGATCAACAAATCTACAATTATTAAAATTATATCCACCATCATTATTTATTCGATCAATGTATAAATTCTTTTTCCAACCATTTTCTAAAGCCCACTTTTTGAAAGTCAAATAATCTTCTTTCCATTCATTACAAACTGTTATTCCTCTACCACCATACCATTTATAAGCTTTACTTTTTGAATTACAACATCTCTGTATCATAGAATCCCATACACAATATAAAGCAAAACGATTAAAACGTCCTCCATCTCCATGTTTAGTTCTTGTATATCCTGCTAATTGATAAGATACACAACCACATGATTTAAATTTTTTCCCTCCTCCTAATTGTTTTATAACTTCCTTTTTACAATAAGAACATAAAAATAAACCATAAGAAAGCCTATATTTTCCACTCTTCGATTTTCTAGTTCCGAGCTTCTTAATTAACTCCATAACCATCTCCTTTTAATGATTTCCTTAATTAATTTTAAAATAGAGCAGGCAGTAAGGATGCTGCTTTTCGAGCATATGTCTCTAGCTCTATTTATTTATATATCCATCTCTTCTTCAAAATTTTTTAACAAATGTGCTTTTCCCCAATGTTCACCTTTATTAGCCTTATATAGACCACATTTAAGATTCAATAAACTGATTAGTGTATTTCGACGCTGTGTATATTTCCAATGCATTTTATAATTTGTATTTTTATGTCTCACATGATCTTCAGTTAATGTCATATGATCACTTCCAAATTTAACCACTTTGAATCCTAATTTATAAGCCCTACATAAAAGATCATGATCATCCACACCATATTCCAGAAAATCTTCATTATAACCACCCAATAAATCTATAAATTCCTTCTTTCTAAAACATAACCTTCCTCTGTTTTTTTGCCTTGATTTACAAAATACAGCTTTTTCTGGAAACATATTGGCCATCATATTTATTCTACTAGGAAATCCTTTGTTAATAAAATGATCACCATCCACTGAGCAAATAATATCACCTTGAGCTACTTTAAGCGTGATATTTCGACTATGACACATCGAATAATATTCAGGTTCGGTTGTTTTATAATAATTCAAAACACCATTTTCAATATACTTCATTAAATCACTTTTAACATAATCATCCAAACTATCTTTACTACCATAATTTAATAAAACAAATTCAAGGTTTTTATAACTTAGAGAATCTTCAATATTTTTTTGATAAGTCTGTTTTATATCTCCTAATCGATTCATACAATTAGTTACTATACTAATCTTATAATATTTATCTATTTTTTTAGGTTCTTGATCAGGAGACACCCAATCATATTTAACAGTAAAAGCCTCATCCCATGCTTCCTGCTTTATCATATTTATAAAAAATGAATCCCGTAATTTCATAAATAATTCCTAATATCTCCTTTACTGTTGATAAAAAGGTCTATTTTCCCTTTTCTTTTTAATTAAAGTCAATCCGCAATTATTAGCTGTATATTCCCAAGTTAATGTCCAAAAATCTTTCTGTCTCTCTAACCATTGTCTAGTTAAATATGGTTCAGTTGTTTTTCCTCTAGCCTTATATTTTTCATAATATTCTTTGGCTACATAAGTATCATGCAAAAAGCCTATTCCACCAGGAACTAATTTTTTTATTAATAATTTAGTTTCTTTCCTGACATATTGGTCTTTGTGATTTCCATCTATAAGAAAAAGAGCAACTTTATCTTCCTTGAAATTCCCCAAAAAATCAAGAGAATTCTGTTGAAGTATAATTGTATTCTCATTTTTAATCTTTTCTTTCAACCAATTACAAGTCCGATCACTTTTATCACATGCATAATGCTTTCTATTAAACTCTGTTGCTAGTCTAGAAAATATAAAAGTAGACTGTCCTAATCCTATTTCTACAATACACCCTTCATTATACTGTAAAACAATATCTCCTAATCTCTCTATAATAATCCAAAGATCATTCCTCATATTAACTCCAATAATAAGGCGGATTAATTGGTTTTCGCATTATCATAGTCAAACCATGTCCCTGAGAATAGTTGAGATAAGGCCAAGTAAAAGTCCACACAGAATCATTCTTTTCTAATTCCTGTCTAGTCTTATATACATTCCCACATTTTCTACCAGATTCACGTACAAATTTTTCTTCTTTTGGAAAGGTATCATGGAGAAAAATAACACTTCCAAATTCCATACGATCTAAAAAATAAAGAACCTTGTTAATCGTTGGTTGATGTCTATGATCATCATCTATAAATACAATAGAAGGATTAACAGTTAATGATAATACAAAAACCATAGAATCCTCATTAACCACTGTATGTTTCTTATGTAAAGGACAATTGTATCTTTTTATCACCTTCATATCTTTATCACATGAATATTGCTCTCTATCATATTTCTGAGCAAATTCAGCTAATACCTTTGTAGACATTCCTATTCCTAAATCAATAATAGGACCATCCACAGCAGATAATATAGGATCACATAAACGTTCCAATATTAACCATTCCTGTCTATCTGAAACATGTGGCATAATTAATTTACCTGCTTCATCCAAACACTATCCGAAAACAATTGAATGTCTTCCTCTTTATATTGAGTTAAAACAGCCTCTTTCACTTGATGGCCTTTCCTATATCCAATTCCCCAACCATCACCAGCAATATATCCATTTTCTCTTATTAAAGGTTGCCATCTTTTAATATCCTCAATCACAAAATTATAAAAATGACAAGCATCTAAATAAACAAAATCAAAAAACCCTTTAGGAAAAATCTCAGAAGCTCTCTCAGATGTCATTCTTAATAATCTCAAATTATTAAAATACTGAAGACTTTTGCTCACCTTATTAAACATCTTATCCCAATCATCTTGTGTCTTTTTTCCCATATGACCATGTTCTTCTCCCAAAACATGCCAAGGATCAATTGCCCAATACTCATCAATTGTCTTTCCAATATCCGAAGATAAAATATTCCAAAGCATTTTACCTTTCCAAACCCCTATTTCAATCATCACTTTAATATCTAACTCTTTTACCAATTCAATAACTACATCCCAATGCTTCAAACTAATTCCTCAATAACATTACACCACTCTCTTGGATCTAAATTATCTCTAGCCCAGTCCTTAGAAAATCGCCCCATAGACTTACAATAATCTTCTTTTCTTTGTAGCAATTTAATAACATACTTATAAGCATCATAATCTGTACAATAATATCCAGAATCTCCAAATTGTATCCTATCTAATGTTCCATCTCTTGGTTCACTTAATATAGGTAAACCAGCAGCTAAAGCCTCTGCTACAACTCTAGGATATTGATCTCTCCACAAATTAGAAGAACGATAAAGATATACATGTCCTTGTCTTAAAAATTCAGTAACAGGTATTTCATCCCACTTATAAAAAACCATTCTTCTATCATTCTGAAAATGATCAACTAATTCCTTGTGAGCCTCCATAAATCTAAACTCTATGTTATCAATATCTTTTAATAATCGACTATAGAACTTTATGTCGTTATCTTTAGCCAACTTTTTCTGCCAAATATGAATTTTGTCTCCCTTTCCCTCAGAATCTTTAGTAACATATTTCCGAAAATCAGGAGTACAATGTTTTAAAATAATCAATTTATCCTTTTTCTCTTTTCTTTCAACTGGACAAATCTCCAAAAATTTATTTAATTCTATTGCTCCATATAAATTAACCAACTTAACATCATCAAAACCAATCTGATCTCGTTTGAATTCAGCCAATTTCTCCTTATTCTGAAAAATAATCCCACGTACCTTATTAGATTTAGCCAACCAAGAACAATTCGGTAGCGGTCTATTAATATAGTTCACCCCCACGATAACATCTGAACTTTTATCTACAATTTTTTGGCCTTCATCAACAAATTTTCTAGTAGAATCATTTGCATAAAACAATAAAGGTAAACCATCCTTCATATTTTTACACATGCCATTAGAAAAATTATGATCCATTATATCTAAGCCATTTCCTTTATAATTTCTATGAACACTGCCCATAGGATATAAATTTACTTTCCAACCAGCTTTAATTAATAATTTTGCTATAGTACAAAGACTCTGTTCCCCCCCACCAGCAGAGTTTAGATTACCCAATAAATTGATCTCTTTTCCTTCTCGTCTAGTAACAATCTGAACTTTTGGTTTTACTTTCTCTTTTCTTTTTAAATAAGTATAGAGATTACCACAAGATTTTTCTATAGCTCGTATTACATCCTGACTTGTAATACTTGCCATACATGCCTGAACAGTTTTTCCACTATCCTGTACCGTATGTTTACAGAGATTCTTGTTATGTTTTGGATCTTTAGGAAGAGGTATGACTCTTGCTTTCCAACAACCTCCCTGTGAGCAGCAATCAAAAGCTCCTCTTGTATGAAGTACTTGATGTCCTGTATAATCGCTCCACATAGGTTCTCTTCCTCCACCAATCACTACACAAGGTGTTTTTCCCTGTTTACGATAAGGATTAACTGCTGCTGCCAAATGCATAAGTAATGAATGAGATGATATACAACCATCTGAATGGAGAACTAAAGAAAAAAGACCTCTTGGATTTTTATTAAATTTATCAGTCAAATCTATTACATTATTTAATTTTTCTGTTAAAAGATCAGATTTACCTATCACAACAAATTTTATCAAACCTTCAAAATAATCTATTACATTTTGTATCCTACGAAAATCATATACCTTAGCTGTGCAATCTCTTTTGGCATAAGGAGAAATTATCCAATATTTATTGATTTTATAAATATCCTTAATAACATTTGTATTTTGTTCTTCTTTTGTTAAATGAATATCCCCCCATTGCCTTGAAAACTTTTTGCAAAATCCTCTATACTTATCACGTAAACTAATAAACGGTTCTACAGCATTAGAATTCTTCTTAACATTACCTATATCAGGGTCACCAACCTCACCATTAGCAAAAGCAGAAGCAAATTCTCCAATTGACATAGATAAAGATTGATGATTATCCACTATGGCCAACATATCTAAAAGAAAAAGTTGACTAAAATGCAAATTCATACTATTAGCAGCAGTTATTCCACTATATCCCACTTTATAATACTCAACCCCAAGATCACCTTTTTTTAACATTCTGTCTAAATATGGATTATTGTCAAAAATAAAATTATGATTACTATCAACATTTATTTTTATATCAGGAAAAAGAAGTTTAAAATCTCGAACTCCACAAGAAAACATTAAAGCATCTCCGAAAGCTCGCATCACTTGTGAGCGAAAATAATTTTCCGCCCACATTTTTGTTCTCCTTTTTCTACTTTATTCTCTTTTATAAATTTAAGCATTTAATTTTCCATCCAACGTATATGGTGTACATTCCCTAGCTTCTATTCATCCTTTATCCCTATCCCAAATTTATCACATATCCCAAAAATAAATTCCTTGATCTTTTCTTTATCAATAACCGAACTTTGAACTGTAAACTTCTTATCTTTATTCTTAAAAACTAATAAATGATCTTCTACATTGTCTTTATAAATTTCTAAAGAAGCTGCTAATAATAACTCATGAATCTTGTTTTTATCTTCTATCGGACCATGGAAATGATAATTTTCATCTTTCTTAAGTATAACCAAATGATCATCAACAACATCAAATCCAACTATTTCTTTATCATCAGTACAAAAAGGACACTTCATAATTAAAATTCTAATGCTATCCCAGAGAAGTAACGCCTTGTAGTATTTAAATCTCCTGGTTCATTTAAATGTTTATAATTAATAGCATACCCAAAACTAAACTTCATAAATTCATTTAAAGCAATTCGTACCGAGGAAACATTATTTACTCGATAATTATTAAAGTCATTTGTGTCGATCTCTCCCCCATTATTCAAAACTAAAGAAATCTTTGGATCTTTTAGAGGAATTGTTAATATTAAAGAACCTTTGGCTACAGTAAAAATATCATCATTGGAATGATCTTTAGACCGATTAAAACATCCTATCTGTGCCTCAATAGGATTATTTTTATAACCAATTCCGAGTCCATAAGAGAATTCATCATCTATTCCCAACTGTTTGTCAGTAAGGAATTGATTATTAAAAAATAAATAAGATTTATCCAAATAATGATTCACTTGAAAACTGGAAAATTGTCGATCATTGTCCATCTCATCATCTATTTTAGATTGAATTACTTCATTATCAATAACTAATTCTACTTTATCCCGTTTTAAACGACCCCCAAAGCTGCAATAAATATTTTGAGTGTTGGATTTTGCCTGAATATCTGTGAATTGAAAATCAAATCTCACTGAATAATCTAATTCTTTAGCACTTACAAAATGAGAATAAATCAAAACCATTAAAATTACTTGAAACATTAAAAATACAAACCATATTGTCTTTTTCATTTTTTTCCCTTCATCCATTCTTTCAAAAAATTTATAAAAGCTGGTACTAAAACAACAAGCATAGGTTCACTTGCCACTAATGGTGTTTTCTGAAAATATTTTAAAACAACTAATGCTAATCCAGGCAAAAGAGCCCAACAACTCCCTTTGTAAACTCTTTTTCTTGTTATCTTATCTAACTTACCTTTTATTTGGCCTTCTTTCATAGCTCACCTCCTAATAATCATCAAATTTTCCATATTTTTTCATGCTTTATAACGTTCCCTCGTATGTATTTATAATATTCTGCACCGCCGTTTGTGTGTCTGACAGATCAACCTCTTCATAACCGCTAAGGCCGCTAATCAAAGTTCCCTCCATACTATTAATCCCAGAGGTCAATTCAGCCCCCACCAACTCTTCATCCAGCCCATCGATAATATTATTTAGCGTGACTTTTTGTGTTGTAAGAGCTGCCATAGTAACGATTTTGGCATCTAAATAACTATCAAAAGCATCAATATCGGCTAGAAATGGTGTCTTAAATCCCGATCCATCTAACTGATTAGCATATCCAATGGCTGTATCAATTTTCGATACCAGCCCTGCCTTGTAAGCCGCTACCTTTGCAATACAGTTATTATCAGTAATTCCTCCCTTAAGTGCTGTAGTATAAGTCTTAATATACCCCATTAATAAGCCTATTGCTGTCTTAGCCGATCCCTCCGCTGCATCATACAAAGTTGTCAAGTCTCCGGTAGCATCGGCATAAAAAGAATTGATCTCGGCCGTTGCGTTGCTATCGATCACGAGAGTAGAAATAGAATTGATTTGTGATGTTAGATTAGCCTTGAACTGAATTGTGTTATAAATGACCGATGCATCTTTAAACTCCTGCTCATTCGGATCAAGAAGATATTGCCATGCCGTTATTCTAGCCTGTGCCGTAGCTATTTTATTTTGTAATTCGGTTCTGCTAAATTCTACTAGCCTGTCTGTTCTCTCCGCCCCAGTATCGGGATTGTACCGCTTTACTCTGAATGCATGTGGCCCATCAGGATCGTTTGTTAGCTGTTTAATCTTAGATCGTGTTTTGGTAGTACCCGGCACGATTGAATCTTTGTACTGCTGATGAAGGATAGGATGTCTGTCATAATCGATTTGCTCTGATTGTACTTGTGTAGCTGCTAATAAAATGCATAAAATAATAATTATTCTTTTCATAGATTTACTCCTTTCTAATTGATTCTCTTTCAAGTTGTTTTAATATTTTATTTTTATTTTTACCGAATCCTAAAGCGTCCAAATAGGGCTTTATATCGGTTAAATATTTTAATAATTTTTTATTGTATGTTTGCATCATTCCCTGTATTCATAAAGGCTCTTTTTTTGCTTGCTTCGTAGAGGTCTTTTACTTCGGTGGCGGTGAGGGCCCTGTTGTAGATTTTATATTCATCAAGTCTTCCTGTCATCCAACGTCCACCCTCATTATCTTCTTTTCCTATATATAAATCATTGTTAGGTCCATTAGGTGTTGCTGTGCTTGCTTGTGCTTCAGAAAATCCACCAACACTTGATCCATTGACATGACCTGTAAATGTTGTCACTCCATCATATACCCACACACAATAATTCCATTGATTTGCAACAATAGAAGCTCCTTCAGTTTCGTGTCTAACTACGTCTCCACTATTATTTCGTCTCATTCGTGCCTGTAACTCACTAATAGATGAATCTGTCTTCTGTCTAAGAGAAAGCTGCCACCAGTCAGTAGCCGCATCATAATGCTCTGCTATTATACATGTATTATTCGGTATCCCATAAAACCAACAAGCCAAAGTAAAAGCTTGATTATTTAGAACAAAACTGTAATCAGACGTATCAGGAACAGTTATATAGTTGCTAGTTCCGTTAAATGACCTAGCTTGCTTCAACTTCCCAGTAGCCGTCCCAGCACCCGTGATAGTGCCGTCATTGCCTAAACCGCTTTTATCGTATATCGTAGAGCCGTTAACTGTGCTGTCATCCATACTTAACGATAAAACCAAACCAGTATCATTCTGCACCTGTAAATTGCAATACTTTGACCCTTCGTAGAGGTCTTTTACTTCGGTGGCGGTGAGGGCTCTGTTGTAGATTTTTACTTCATCTATGAGGCCGTCGAAATAATTATTGGCATATTCTCCTATGTGCAAATTATGGCCATTGTCAATATTTCCCGTTGAACCATCTATTCTACTATCTGTAATATCAACACCATCAGAATATATTTTGCTATTATTAAATGTATCTTTATCAACTGCTATAACAAAATGATACCAAACTCCGTTTAATGGAGAAAGATTAGTGAATATTTTGGATGAATTTGATCCATCATCCTCTGTCAATCCAAAACCTATTTTATTAGCACCTCCACCATGTAAACCCATCAAAAAAAACCAGTCTGTTTTTGTCATTATTCCCTGGTTTTCTACTTTATCTACCCTTGCCCACATTGAAATACTGAAACTTGATGTACCTTGATCTAATACATCGCCCATATTGATATAATCATCACTACCATCAAACTCCCTACACTGTTTCAACTTCCCAGTAGCCGTCACAGCACCCGTTATAGTGCCGTCATTGCCTTGTCCGCTTTGATCGTATATCGTACTACCGTTAACTGTGCTGTCATCCATTGACAAATCAAGTACAAGCCCCGTCTTACTATAAGCCCAGCACCTGCCGCTAAGGAGCAAAATTATACTTATTGCTATTATTACCCTGCCCATATTTTTACAACAAAATTCCATCATTTCTTTTTTGATTGCGTTCATCGCTTCCATAGCTGTTTTATTGCTAATTTCCTCTATCTTGTGTTTTTGTTTTAAGTCATTCATTATATTTTCAATCTTATCATTCATATTTTCTGTTTTAATTAATGTCCAATCAATGGACGTCGACCATTTTCTTCTATACATCGATTTCTAGTACATTTACCACATGTGTCATTACAATATTCTTTTTCAACTATTTTTTTAAATATTTTATCAAAATTTTCTCTTCCTTCTTTACTGTAATATTTTGAGCTAACTTTTTTAATCTTATCATTCATATCTTCTGCACCCTCAGTCTTATCGCTAACGTATCACTGCCGGCCGATTCAGATTTAATCGAACCTTTGATGCCTTGGCCGATGTTAAAAATGGCTTCTGTGCCCGATGCAGCCGAAGCACCTACCAGCTTAGTAGATTCAACCATAAAATGATCAAAATAAGTTGCTCCGTCATCCGCTGTCACCCGAACATCGTACTTTTGTGCCTGACTAAGATCGAAGATATCATAACCAACGACCCTGTAAGGCTTATCAACAGAAACATCGGCAAATATTTCAATATCGTTTCCCCAAACTTTCGCATCAGCACTGGCGGTAAGAGTAACGCCGTCGAGGGTTGGTGGGCACTCGCATATGTCCTGCGCTCCTGTGATACGCTCATATACATGATCCCCAACATCATCTGAGACGTTTGTTGTATTAAGATGAAAGATGCACTCGCTAAAATGCGCTTCGTTCCCTTCATAGATGTCAATTGCTACTGTACAATCGCCTATGTCCAGTTTATGGAATAAATTATGATCCAAAGAAATGTCCTCCTGGTGTATACCCACTTTACAGCTATGAATACGAAATCTTTCAAAGTGACTATATGCAAAACCATCTATTTTAAGCGCAGTTGAATAGGTTGTATTCCCAAGAAAATGTACATCTACAAATTTTGCATGCTTCTTGAAACTCGCATTACTCAACTCAAGCATAATACCGTTACTCGTCAAATCTTCACTCACAAATTGACAACTATCGACTCTTGCCCCGCCATGAGTCATTATCAACCCATTGTTGCCCGTGCCACAATTAATATTTACATCTCTTACCGCACTTTTACCAGTCAGTTTCAAAACACTAGTAGCCCCCCGCATGATCGTTCTTTATCTTAGCAAAATTTCTGTGAGTGCCGACTATTTCTACATTTGCAGACCAAGTAGGATCGCCCGTAATGTCCATATTGTAATAAGTTGCAATAGGTGCTAATTTGATTTGAGTATAAGCATTTCCACTGGCACTAGCCGCATCTAAAGCTGCTGGCAATGTCTGATAAGCGTTATTCCAGGTATACCCAGTTGTGTTGCTACCATCTGCACTGACATAAAGAGTCGCCGTAAAAGCTCTGCCCGAACCAGAGCCGATCTCATTTAGATGGCTTTTATATGTAGCTCTAGCAGGTATTACAAGACATATAATTATTAATAATATAAATAATAATTTTTTCATTATGGTATCTCCCAGTACTCCGTCCCATCTGTAGCAATTGTCAATCCATTGTATTGACTTACAGCATCATTAGAAGCGTCATTTATCGTTGTAGCCGCCGTTGTCCAAGCATCGACCGTTACATCATTAGCATGAGCATTGAATATTCTCCACTCAGGACTTTTAGTCAGATCCCCGGTAGTATCAGAAATGCTTGCTACTGTTGGCAATGTAATAGTTATTGCAGCACCATTACATATCACCACATCATCAAGGAGTGTCATCGTATAATTTGATGTTACGGTTTTAACGGTTTTTCTCATTCCCCTAAATGCCGCACTAACCGACATTCTAACCTCTACATCATCCGAAACCTCGACACGCTTATCTTTTATACGTGTATCACCGCTAGAATCACCCGCAATGACAAGTATCGGTTCACTATCGATATCGAAACTATAGCTATGCACACTATCGACGGTCGCATCATTTATAACCATATCCGTAGCTGTTATCTCTCCACCATCCTCCGGAAACTGAATCGCTCCCATAGTAGTATTCCCTGAAAAAATGACCCCTTGCGTGCTGTCAATTTTCATCGCTTCGGTGGGTGCGTCTGCGGTTGAATCATCGTGGGTATAGAAGATTAATGCTCCTTTATAATCGTCCGCTGTACCGTCATGACAAGCCTGAATACGTGCTTGATATATCTCCTCTCCGCCGGATGCCTCACCGTAGAAATCTATACGACATTCTCTAGCATAGTTTGGATCTTCCTCGGTGGAGTTTATTATTTTTACGTAAGGGGTAGTGCTGGTTATGTGTAGGATTTCGTCTGGGGTTGTTTCGTTTATACCGACGTTGCCGGTAGTAGCCTGTATAGCTATTCCAGGATTACTTCCCGAATTGTGATACCATAAAGAATACGCATTATTCCCCTGTATACCCCATAGAGTAGCAGAACCTGAAGAATTTCTCCAGTTTATTTCCTCACCATTTTTAATTGCAATATTTCCCATAACATGCAAATCTGTACTTGGATCAGTCGTCCCGATGCCGACGTTGCCAGATGAATTTATAGTAAAATAATCATTGTTATCTCGATCGATCTTAAATTCATTTCCTCCATCATCGTCTACTATCAAATTCCAATCAGTGGTAGCAGACTTCATGGTCATTGTTAATTTATTTCCTCCCGTAGATTGCATTTTAAAAATAGCATTACCGACTTTATAAATATGCAAATCTTCACTTGGATCATTCGTACCAATTCCAAGTCTTGATATCCCCACTCTATCGTCACTCGTATCAACCACCAGTACATCGGTGTCGAAGGCTACTGTATTTCCGGTATAGTTCATGATGTCATCTACGAACAATGTGCCGTCCACACTTGCATCGGTGAGGACTTTTATTTTTTGTAAGGTTAAATCTCCTGTCATATCGATGCCACCAGAAGCATATATTTTGCCCGATACACCGAGATCCCCACTTATGTCCGCTTCGTAATCCGGAGAACTTTTATTGATCCCCACACTCCCTGGATAGAAATAGATATCTCCTGTGCTGTCTTTGTGCCAATAATCCACATCAGACCATAGAGAAGGCCAAGGAACAGCGAAGACATGACCAGAGAACATAACGATCAAAACTAGGAGAAAAGTTCCCATGATAAATTTCTTAAACATTAAACTCTCCCTCCATAATCGATCTCAACCGCTGCATTTCCTGAACCATCCTTGACAGCGATCTCGATCTCATAATACCAATGATCGAAATAAACTGTGGTCTCCCCAGATGCAGCGATGATCCCTTCATTTTGAGTTGTTTGATTCCCATCAGGATAAGCCCTCGTTCTGATCCTTAAAGTCATCGAATCCACTCCTCCTGTCTCTTTAACTGTGATCGTCCTCTTATTCAACCGAGGAGAAGTCCAAGTAACGGTATTAGCAGTCGCATAGGTAGCACCGGTAGCAGCCACCACGAGAGTCCCATACTCATAAACTGAATTTACATTTGTTAGTGACATAGATTAATTCCTCCTTAAAAATATTTAAATAACTCTGATCCTAGCTTCAACCGTCTCATTAACCATCTTATAAGCACCAGAAGTAGTATCTATCTCATCATCTCTCTTATCACCAGTACCAGTGAACTCCTGACAGATATCCAAATAATCATTCACCCATCTCCCTCGTACTAAATGAACTCGTCCAGCCTCAGCTCTAGCGATCCAAGGTAAAGCCCTAGTCAATTTATCAGAATCCACATTATACCCCAAAACACTATAGTCAGCAAATTCAGGATCAGCGATAATATCATCTATAAAACCTTGTTGTTGCCCAGCCTTCTCGATACCTACACGAACATCAGCTCCTTCATTTTTACAAGTAGAACGGATGATCCTTTTGGTTTGAGGCCATTCCCACTGTCCACGGATCAGATCTCGCAAATAATAATGTCCATCTTCGTCCTTAGCCATAGCGATAGAGGCTGTTCGATCTGCTGTAGACTTAGAAGATACAGCCAAATCCCAGAACCTGCACCAAGTCAACTCTTCAGGGGCTCGATCAACCACATCAAACCAATGCCTCTTGATCTTTTCACCACCAGAAGGAATAGGATTACCTTCATATAGACTAGCCCAATCATAAATCCCGATGACTTTGCGGATTGTCTCCATTTCTTTCTGAGAATATCGTTCAGGCCACAAAGCCTCACCTATTCTGCGATTTAGAATATCATTATTATCGAGACATAAAGCAGGGAGATTCAGAACAACCCAAGGTATCCCGGTTCCTTCTTCATATTGAGCTAGTAATTTTCCAGCCAAATCTTCCTTATGCCAACGAGTAGTGATAACCAATATCTGTGCTCCTGGTGCTCGACGTGGATAGAAAGTAGAGGTATACCAATCCCAGATACTCTCTCGAACTGTAGGACTCTCAGCTTCCTTTCTCTCCTTGATATAATCATCTATAATACCATAATGATAACCACGACCACCGATACCCCCACCGATACCAGCACACTTGAAGCTCCCACCATTAGTAGTTTCCCAATCTTCAACAGCCGCTCGACCAGGATATAGATTAACTCCAGGAAATATATCTTGATACTCTGGACTGACAATCACAGACCTAGCCTTACGAGAATTAAATGAAGCCAGAGACTGAGAATAACTGATACTCATAACCTCGGTCTTTGGTTTCTTTCCTAATAGATATGGAGGGAGACGACGTGATACAAGCTCTGAATTATGTGTAACGATTCCATTAGCTATATAGTTATGTACTCCTTCAATCTCCAAATCATAAGCTTTTTCCTCTTTAACATCATATTCAATTTTATCTACTTTAACAGGTGTAGGAACTCCATTTAGAGATGTTAATACTAAATCACTTTTTAAAATATCTTTCAACTGTTTATATTTATTTTCACTTGTATTTTGATCATATATATAGAAACGATGCTCACGAGAACCATATACCTGACAACCATTAACCAGTTTCAGTAGACTCAGTTTCTTAACTCCTGAAATCATAGTAGATTTTACTTGTCTTGAAACTATATTATAATTAAAAGATAAAGAAATAGAACATACTCTATCTCCCACTACTACATCTTTTATGAGTTTTTCTGTTCCATCTGCCAGTAATATTCTACTATCTCCTGCTAACGTCTTCCCAAAACGAGGCGGAGTGGTGATCATGAGGTTAGATATCTCTCCACTCACCCATGCATCGATATATTCACAGATACAAATATTATGTTTTGCGATGATAAAGTCTGAGAAGGTATAGTCAGTGAAATCCAGCAGAGAACGCCTAGCCTTTTCTATTCTCAATGCATGTCTTAGAGAAGTGTTTAAATCTTTATCTGAAATATGTTCCAATCCCATATCTATTTCTTTTTCACGATTTTAAGGTATTTTCGAGCAGTGCCATTTTCTAGAGATTTATCCAATTTAGAGAGTTCCTGATTTGACATTTTAGATAGATTAAATTTCAAAGTAACATCATCTGTATTCTTCTGATTTACTTCTGTTATATCTCTCCAATCCTCGCTAAACTTATTTTTCATACAGAATATCCATAGAGTATTATTAAATCGATTCTTATTATCTTGATTTAAATTTGTTCTACCTTGACCTTCCCACCAGGCTTGAGCTAGATAATTCCCATTTTTTAAAGCCTCTCTAAATTCGGGTATCTCTTTTTCCCAACGATTTAAAGTGGTATAAGAAATTCCGAGATTTTGAGCTACTTCGCATTTACCCATACCAGTACTCATATAATCCAATACCTGATCACACATACTAGCATGATATTTTTCATATTTTTCTTCTGGATCTACTGTCTCATCTTTAACTGTTTCTTTCTCACTTTCAACTGTTTCCTCGATTTCTTCCTCTATTATATCCGAATCAGCAAAATCCATCAAAAACAAATCACGATTTTTCATTTTATTTCCTCCTATATCATTATTTAGTATATTAATTCAAAAAAATTAAATTATTTTGTATTTTATTTTTAAATTTGTTATACTTTTATTATTGTTTCTTTTCTTCTGATTTAGGTGTAACTGATTTTGATTGTTTTCAGTTACACCTATTCTACAATCTACTATTAACTAAACTTAATTTCCAGTTAACATTAAAATTACAAAAAATTTTACCAGTCTACTATTAACTAAACTTGATTTTCAGTCTACCATTAAAATTACAAAAAATTTTACCAGTCTACTATTAACCAAACTTGATTCTACTATTAAAACCAAACTGACATATTTTTTGATAGACATGATAACAGTAAACAATTAACCAAACTTGATTTTAAACCATATTTACCACCCACATATTTTTGGTGGTGCAAGATTTACCAGCTTTCCGACTTTTTCTTAAATAAAAAAGGGGGGTAT